CTATGCAGTTGTAGAGGCTAATAGTGGCACGATTAACTGTACAGAATGCGCTGGCATTATATTTGATGCGCGTGATTGTCACGGAACTGTTGTAATATTAGAGCTAGAAAGCGAGACACAACACTAATGCAAATCAGCGTCAAAGCAGACATAAAAGCCTTAACACGCGGCCTAACCGACATTCAACGCCGTCATATCCCGTATGCTACAAGCCGCGCATTAAACGATGTAGCAGCGACTGTAGCCCTAAAGTCATTAAGACAAAAGGCACAGGAAGTGTTCGAGGGCGGCGCGACAGGCTTTACTAAGACCGGCTTTCGATATGAAAAAAGCAATAAGCAAAACCTAATGGCAAAGGTATTTGTCGAGGGCGCACGCGCAGAATATATAAGGTTTATGGTATATGGCGGCACGCGTTTCCCTAAGAACAGATCACTTATGATACCGACTAAGCATACCAAGCTAACTAAGCTAGGAAATATCAAGCGCAGCGAGTATGCAAAGATGATTAACGACCGCACGAAATACTTTAGTGGCGTGCCTAAAGGCTTGCAAGGCGAGCATCTTGCTGGTATTTGGGAAAGATATGGCAGACAAACTAGGCGGGGTGGGCAGAAGATTAGAATGGTTGCTAAGTATAGGGGGCGGGGATTATATCAACCAGTGTTCCCATACGCAGACACAGTGGCCGGTGTTGTGTTCGGCAGAAAAGACGGGGTGTCGGAGCGTTTCCGCAAAAGATTAGCAGAAGCATTGGCAAGCAAAAGGCGTTAGGCCGGTGCAAAAGGTACTATCACAGGCTAGCTATTAAGGGTTATTCGGCAGCACGAAAGATGGCTAGCGGTAGAAATAAAAAGGGGGTTTCGTTTTACAATGGATATTAAACAAACGGAAATAAACAAAATCATTCCATATGCTAAAAATCCGCGCAAAAATGATGCGGCTATAGCAAAAGTGGCCGCGTCTATAAAAGAATTTGGTTGGCGTCAGCCTATAGTCGTTGACCCCGAAATGGTTGTAATTGCTGGACATACAAGATTAGAGGCGGCAAGACAGCTAGGGCTAGAAAGCGTGCCGGTTCACGTTGCTACAGACTTAACAGCAAATCAAATAAAGGCGTATCGGATTGCGGATAATCGCGTATCCGAAGAAGCGAAATGGGATGACGCCTTATTAGCCTTAGAAATCGGCGATTTACAGCTAGAGGGATATGACGTTACGCAAACCGGCTTTGATCTTGGCGAGATTGAAAATTTGTTTTTAGAAAAAGAACAGGGCGAAAATGACGCTGAAGCCGAATGGACGGGGATGCCGGAATTTAACCAGCAAGACAAGACCGCTTTCCGTTCTTTTCCGATACACTTCAAAGATCAAGAGGCGGTTGATCAATTTGCGGCGTTAATCAATCAAAAGATTTCTGACCGCACAAGATATGTTTGGTTCCCAGAAATTGAAATAGACAGAATGGCGGACAAAGAATATGTCGCTGATGCCTAATTTCCCGCTGTATATCCCATCGAAGGGACGGCACGACACAAGGCTAACCGCGAAATCACTAGAAGAAATGGGCGTGCCTTATCACATAATCGTCGAAGAACAGCAATATCAAGATTATGCGTCGGTTATAGATAAAAAAAAGATATTAGTGCTAGATAAACAATATCAGCGCGATTATGACACCTTCGATGATTTAGGCGATACAAAGAGCAAGGGACCAGGGGCGGCACGGAATTTTGCGTGGGATCACGCTATTTCAAATGGTCACGAATGGCACTGGGTAATGGATGACAACATCAATGGCTTTTATCGCTTAAATAATAATATAAAGATTAAAACAACCAGCCCGTCGTTTTGGCGTGCTATGGAAGATTTTGTTTTGCGTTACAAAAACGTGTCTATGGCTGGTCCAAATTATTTTATGTTTGCATCTCGTAAAAGCAAAATGCCGCCTTTCGTTTGCAATACGCGCATTTATTCTTGCAATTTCATTCGTAATAGCTCACCTTTTCGTTGGCGGGGCAGATATAACGAGGACACCGACCTATCTTTGCGTATGCTAAAAGCGGGCTGGTGCACAATTCAGTTCAACGCTTTCTTGCAAATGAAAACCACAACGCAAGTTATTAAAGGCGGTAATACAGAGGAATTTTATGCAAAAGAGGGAACGCTGGCAAAAAGTCAAATGCAGGTTGATATGCACCCTGATGTTTCTGAGCTAGTTTGGAAATTTGGCAGATGGCATCATCACGTTGATTATAAGCCGTTTAAAAAAAATAAGCTAATCCGGCGCGATGACATAGAAATCCCCTCAGAGCCAAATGAATACGGAATGAGGTTGATCAAAAAATAATGGCTGCGCAAACCTTTCCACTACAAACCATTGCCAAGCTATTAGATTTAACCCCGCGCCGCGTGCAGCAATTATCTAATGAAGGCGTAATCCCGAAAGCGGAGCGTGGCAGATACGAACTTGTGCCGGCAGTGCAGGGTTATATAAAATATTTAAAAGAAAGGTCAATCAGGGCAGACACTAGCGGAGATGATTACAACGCGCATCGCACTAGGTTGACTAAAACCCGCGCCGATTTAGCGGAAATGGAAAAGGCGCAAATACAAGAGCAGCTCATCCCTGCGGCTGACGTCGAAAAGGCTTGGATTGATGTTAGTCAAAATATGCGGCAAAAATTGCTTGCATTCCCGCAACGTGTTGCGCCAGAAGTGTACGCAGCCGAAAAGTTAGTTGAAGTCAAAAGCATTTTAAAGGAAAATATTTTTGATGCCCTCAAAGAAATCGCAGAAGTTGAAGTCAGGGTCACTCAACCTTTGCGTGGGTCAGAACCTAGCGAAGATAGCGCAGAAAACCCTACAGAGCCTAGCACCGCCGCCTGATCTTTCTATTGATCAATGGGCAGACCAATATAGGGTCTTGTCAAGGGAAAGCAGCGCAGAGGCCGGTTTATGGTCTACAGACCGCGCTCCATATCAGCGGGGTATGATGGCGGCAATATCCGACCCTAGCATTGAAACTGTTGTTTTTATGACCGGCGCGCAAATCGGAAAGACCGAAATCATAAATAACGCTGTAGGCTATTACATTTCGCAAGACCCAAGCCCGATGCTTGTTGTGCAGCCAACATTGGAAATGGGCAAGACGTGGAGTAACGACCGCCTTGCGCCGATGCTGCGAGATACGCCGGCATTGAAAAATGCGGTAAAAGACCCACGCAGCCGCGATAGCGGAAACACTTTGCTGCAAAAATCTTTCATCGGCGGTTATATAGCTATTGTAGGTGCTAACAGCCCTGCCGGCCTAGCATCTAGGCCGGTTAGGTGCGTGTTCTTCGATGAGGTTGATAGATACCCACATTCAGCAGGGACAGAGGGCGACCCTATTGATCTAGGTCGAAAAAGAACGGCAACCTTTACATACAACCGAAAAATCGTAATGGTCAGCACGCCAACTAACAAAGGCGTGTCTAGGATCGAGGCAGCATATCAGGAAAGCGATCAAAGGCAGTATTATGTACCTTGCCGCGATTGCGGTCACAAGCAAACCCTAAAATGGTCTCAGGTACAGTGGGAAAAAGACAAGCCGGAAACTGCCAGCTATATTTGTGAGCAATGCGGAAGTGTATGGGATGACGCGGCTAGATACCGCGCTGTGCGCAACGGAGAGTGGGTTGCTAAATATCCTCACGTTAAAATAGCCGGTTTTCATTTAAATGGTATTTATTCGCCTTGGACACCGCTTGCCGACGCGGCAAGGGATTTTTTAGCGGCTAAAAAGGCACCAGATACATTAAGGGTTTTTTGCAACGTATTCTTAGCAGAAACGTGGGAAGATGAAGGGCAAACTGTAGGGGACATTGATTTTCAAAGCCGCGAAGATGAGTGGGGTGAACATATACCAGAGCCGATTGTTGTCGTTACTGCTGGCATTGACGTGCAAGATGACCGGCTGGAACTTGAGATCGTTGGCTGGGGTCGTGATGAAGAAAGTTGGTCGTTAGGTTACAAAACGCTTTATGGCGATCCTA